ACTGCAGAAATATATTCAACTGCTGTTAATTATGATCTAAATGCAGACACAGGTGCAATTATCACTATTCCATTTAAAGTGGTACAACCTACTACAACTGGTGGAGTACATAGTGGCACAGCATTCAAGTTTGAATATTGTGATAATAAATCTGACACAAGTTGGTAAAGGAGTAAACAATGAAGGTAAAAATGTTCGATAAAGAGTGGGAAGTAAGTCCCATTACTTACAAGCAGAAAAGAGAGTTGTGGCAATTAAGTTTAAATGCTTTTAGAGATGATAAAGAAAATCAAGACGATTATTTTATATTGATTAATCGTGTTGAAGAACTTTCAGGAATTACTGAAAAAGAATTAGAATCTCTTTCAATGGCACAAATAGACTTGTTGTTACAACAAATCTTTACTGAATATATGGGTCTTGAAAAAAAAGACTCATAGGGCTTTGTAGTTATGTGTGGTTTTCTCAAATGGGGTTTCCACACATAACTTTAAGTTTTCCATACAAAAGGCAAAGTCCTGTTACAAAAAGAGTAAAGACTTACAAAAATATAGAACAGGTATGGGAAGAAATAGAAATGCTAATAGAGAAATGGAAAGATAGCAAATTTTCATTAGGTAGAAATCTCTATTTTCATCTTCCTTTGTTTATGAATCCAAAATGGATCATAAATCCTGAAGATAATATTTTGCTAAAAGAATATAATTGGATAAAAGAATTTAATATTCCTTTGGCAAAAGATTTAGATAGTGCAGATGCCCAAAAAATAGAAATATTTGATATTATTAGAAATGAAGTAAACGAAATCAAAATTTATATGAGTGAGAAAAAATGAAATCTAAACAAATAAGAATATTAGTTAAGACTGAAGTAGATAAAGCTATTAATGATTTTAAAAAACTTCAGAATCAAGTAAATAAAACATCAGATACCAAAGATAGAATGCGAGTCAAGACTGAAGGACTTGAAAGAACGATTGGTCAATTAAGAAATAAATTATTACTTGTTAGTTTTGCTTTTGCAGCAGTAGGTGCATCTATTGGTAAAACCATAAAAACTTCAGCACAATTTGAAGCATTAGAAACAAGACTTGTTGCTTTAAAAGGAAGTGTAGATGAAGGTAGAAAATCTTTTGATTTCTTCAATAAAGTAGCAGCTACAACTCCATTCCAATTGGCTAATGTAGTAGAAGCAGGTGCTCAATTAGAAGCTTTTGGTGCAGATAGTACACAAACTTTAAAAGCAGTATCAGACTTGGCAGCATTTATGGGAACTGATATTGTAGATGCAGCTAATGCTTTCGGTCGCGCTTTTGCAGGTGGTGCAGGTGCAGCAGATGTATTGAGAGAACGAGGTGTTTTAACACAAGTTAAACTAAAATCAGGTTTTGAAGATTTATCTAAACTTACCTTACCACAATTTAGAGAAGCTTTAATTAACACATTAACTGACCCTGAAGGAAACATATCAGGTGCTACTGATCTACTATCACAAACATTTTCAGGTTTAGTTTCTAACTTTCAAGATAGTATTTCTCAACTACAAGATAGTATTGGAGATTTGTTAGCACCATTAATGAAAAGTACTGTTAAAATATTAAAAGATGGTGTTGATAGTATTACAGAATCTTTTAGACAATTAGGCGAAACAGAATTAGAAACTACTATTAGAAGATTAAAAGAAGTAGGTAGTGAAAACAAAGAAATACAAGATGCTTTATTTAAGCTTGAACAGAGAAATAGACAACAAAGAGTTGATGCTTTAAATAAAGAATTAGAAGGTGTAGGTAGTTTAAAAGAATTATCAGCACTGGTAGTTGAAGAAGTTGATAAAAGAGCAAAACTTGAAACAGAACTTTTACCACTTCAAGAAGAACAAGAAGCATTACAAAAGAAAAATATACTTAATGGTCAGATTCGAACAAAACAAGAAAATGAACGATTACAAGAATTATTTAAGTTAGTAAAAGCCAAACAAGAAGAAATTGAACAAAGCGAACAAGATTTAGTAATTCTAAATAATCAAATATTAACAAGAAAACAATACAATGATTTAATTGAATCAGGTGCGAAAATTGTAGCAGAACATGCTAAAAATACTGAAGGTATTTTAAACATTGAACAAGAAATTACTAAATCTGCACAACAACAATTAGCAGACCAAATTAAACAAGGTAAAGTTTCTTCTGAAAATGCTTTGAAATTATTTCAATCTTTAGCAGCCGAAATAGCAATATTAAAGTTAAAGAATATTTTACAGGATAGAATTAATGCTAAAAAAGAAAAAGAATTAGCTACATCTCAAGCTATTGCAGCAACGAGTGCAGTTGGTGGTGGATTCTTTGGATTTGTTCGTGGATTATTTCAAACCGGTGGAAGTTATGTAAATAAATTTCCAACTGGAGGTAGTTTTGATGTAAATAAAAGAACTATCTTGCCTACAAATCCACCTGCGATTGTTGGAGATAATGCTTCGGGAATGGAACGAATTGATATTACACCATTGCCTGCAGCACCGAATTCAAGAAATAGAAATATAACAATAAACATATCTGCACCTCTTGTTGATGAAACAGTAGTAGATCATATAATTCCCGCAATAAGACGAGCAGAAAAATTAGGACTATAAAGGAGAAATTAAAGTGGAAGTTGGTAAAGAGACTAAATTTACAATAAGTATAGAAACATTTATAAGTATTGCTGTTACTATTGCAATGGTGGTTGGTATGTGGTATTCTTTAAAAGCTGAAATTGAAATAGCTAAAGAATTACCAGAGCCACCAATCAGTAGAACAGAATATGATCTTAAAGATCAAATGATTAGAAACTCAATTCTTAATACTGAAGAAAAAGTAGAAAAATTAGAAGAAAAAGTAGATGACATTAAAGCAGATACAAGAAGTATTAATGAAACTCTACTCAATATGAACACGAAATGAGGTTAAAAGATAATGAAAAATATTTTCTCACAAGCATTTTGCTTTGGTGCATTTTTACTGCTATCGTTCTCTACCTTATCAGCACAAACAATTAATTTAGATTCTGTTCAACAAATCCAGTTGATGAAGAATGAGTTCTGTGCAGTCATTGAAGTCAATGCTTCATGGAATTGGAAAAACAAAGTGCCAATAGAGAACTTAGAAAAATGCTATACTGGATATGTTGATTTATCCAATAAAAACATTGGTGCTATTATCCAAAATGAATGGAATATTCAAGTAGTACCGACTATTATTATATTTCAATATGGTAAAGAAGTCAAACGATATGAAGCTGATTTATCTATGAAGTTTCACAAAGACGAAATATTAAACAAACTAAGGGACGATATAATCAATGTTCGTTAATTCTAATTATCAAGAAAAGTTATCACCAACAATGACAGAAAATTGGTTGGTGCAAATATTCAAGAACAATAATAGTAGTATTGCAACAACTGATACTCCTGATTTAAGATTTAGTTTTTCAGAAACTACTTATAATAGTTTACAATATTATCCTGCTATCTTAAATAAACCAAGTGTATCTTATTCTTTGGATTTAAAAGGATTCACTACTAAAACAGGTAATGTTACTTTGAATTTAGCAAATATTGATCTTGATGGAACAACTTTGCTTGGATTATTAGGAGATGAATATATTAATGGTCATGTCAATATCTTATCACAAATTGATAATGACAATACTGCGAATAATGCTTTGCAATTATTTAGTGGAAAGATTTCAAGCTTCGGATATAGGGGCAATACAATAGTAGTCAATATTATTTCTAATAGACCTTTTCAAAATGTATCTTTACCAACTGGAAGAACAAGCAATGCAACCAATCCACAATACAATAATAAATTAATTCCTTTGGTCTATGGAGATTATACTGCTAATACTTCCTTTACTAATGGGCAAGATGTTTATGCTTGTCCATTCTTAAAAAATGATGGGTCTAACTTTATTTATATTGTTCCTGAAGGTACAAGTGGAACAGATAAATTAGAATTTTATGATAGTGCTATGAAAAGATTTGTAGAATTAAATATGGATTCTACAACAATAGCCACAACTGATGGAGCTAAAACATTATCAGTTCCTAAAGCTATGGTTAGACAATTTTATATGTTACCTGATGATATTGTAGATGATGGTGTTCCACCAAATAGCAATAGTGTTGATATTATTGGAACTGATGTTTTTTTAAGTGCAGGAACTACTGTTGCAGAAATGTATGATGGTGATACTGGTACAAATGGAACAATATCTACAAGTACAGGATTTACATCAGAAAGCAAAGGATTTGTTGCTAAACTTGTTTTACCACAAGTAACAGGAAAAATAACTTCCATTACTTTAAATCTTAATGGTACTTATTCAGTTTCATTACCTGGAAGTCCAAGTGGTAGTGATGGACCATTCTTTAATGTAGCAACTTCATTAAGTGGTGTTTGGGGAAGTACATCAGGTGATGTTGTTTTAGTTCAAAATGTTTATACTTCTCAATCCAATACTGCTTTACCAAGTTCAACAGATATATCAAGTATATTAGACAATAATACTTTACCACAAAATCTTTACTTAAGTTTTAGATTTAATGTTGATTCAGGTGAAGATATTGATAGTTTTGATGTTATTCTTAAAAATATTTATTTAGATATTACTGCACAAAATGACTTAACAAATGAGCCAGTAGCTTCTACAAGTTTTAATGCAGGAATTAATCAAGTTTATTTAGGTAGAGATATATTAACTGAAGGATTTACAGCACATACATCTTATGCTACTTTGAGTGATCTAAATAATCCTGTTGCTATTCACAGACAATTATTAGATGATATTAATATTGCAGATTTTACTGGAGATACTGAAATAGAA